TCATATGTATTAAACCAAAACCATAAAAACCTAGTCCTGGTAAAAATTTAAAGTGTACAAAGTACTCAATCTTTTTTCTTAACGGATCGTCTGCTTTAAAATTTCTTCTTATAGAAAGAATCTCTTTAGATCCCATTTCTAATGTAACAATGTAAGGTAATTTAATTCCTGTCGGCTCACCGTCTTGACCTACGTCTTCAAAGCCTTCTAGGTCTAAATCTAAATGACATTCTACAATAGAAAAAACATCTTCTTGTCTTGTTTTTGTTACGCCTTCTAGTTCACGTTCTTTTTTTTCTACTTCTGTTTCTTGATCATAACCAGGTTTAATTTCTATATCTCTATAAAAACCTGATACTTGTTGTTTTCTTAAATCGTTCTCTGACATTTTTAATGTATGACATACCGCTTCTGCATCTTCTAATGAGGATGCTGTGTATGGCACAATTAAATCGTCAGCTGGTACGAATTTTGAAACGGCTCTACCTAAAAGTTCATCGTAATAAACTTTTTTAAAAGTAGAGCCACTTAGAGGGAGATAAAAAAGCATTTGATCGAACTCGGGTTCGTACTCCTTCATCTTATCCATGAGCTGATAGTTCATGAAATCTTTTACTCTAACAGATTGTTCTTCTTTAGCTCTGTCAGGTTTTCCCATGATCTGTGTATGTACAGGTCCTGTTGCGGGAAGTAATTCTTTGTAAGCTTGTGCTTGAAACTGTGTTACCGCTTCTGCAAGAACAGGGTGTGTTGCACCTGAAGCGCCTTGAAACGGTTGTGTTGGATTTTCGTATTTAAATCCTAATAAATCTAATCCTTTGACATACGAATCTTCCCAGTCTTTTCTAGACTGTTTGTATTGCATGTAATTTTCATAAAGTGTCGAGGATAAAGGACCTAAAACATCTTCGGGTAATAAATCAGCTAAGTTATCAAAATGAGATTCTGTGCCTGCTTGATTAACTGCACCTGGCTCAAAATTAATTTCAGCACCGCCATCTTCAGTCTGTGTTACTTCAATATCATCAGGTGATGGTATTCTATCTTCGGTAACTTCTGTTTCTGCTGCTGCAATTTCTTCTTCGCCCGGAACTTTTATTGTTTGCTCCACATTAGGAAGAGCTTTATCTATGTTGTCGTCTGCCATTTATTTTCTCCGAGTTCTTGATTGTTTTAACTTGTTTTGTAGCAACATTCAAGCCTTGTGGGTTTGGCCCACTTCGAGGTGGGATTAAGTTAGTTTTAACGTGTTGCATATTTGCAACAAGTGTTTTGTTGATTTTACTCATTTTTGTTCAAAAGGTCGTAAACAAGCCCTCTGCCTTCTGTATATTTTTTATATTGATCATATCCTTCATAACCTAAACTTAGTGCAAGACCCGGTAATCCAAAAAATTTAGAAGCTGTTCTAATGGTTGCTGGATTCATTCCTAATCTTAAAGCTTTTGATAATGTGCTCGTTGGGCTCATGCCTCTTGTTGCTTCTTTTGTTAAAGATCCTGCAAATGCTGGACCTAAATAATTCAATGGATCTGTTACAATGTCTTCAACAGAATCACCTGCATAAACTTGACTTGCAACATTTAACGGTGTGGTTGCAGCAATACCCAATGGCGTAGCAAATCCAGATAACGCTTTTCCAACTGGTCCTAGTCCAGCTCTTACAGCACCAAAGCCTTTTTTCTTTCTAGCATCAAATAATTTTTTAGAACCAGGAACTGCAGCTGCTGTAACTCCAAGGTTTGCAGCCATGTTTGCTTCGTCTAATAATTCTGGTGCATCGCCAACTTGTGCTTGTCTCTCTTCTCGCTCTAATTGATCAGCAGTATCAAGAAGCAAAGCGTTAGCTTGTTTGTCGTTTGTTAAATACGTTGTAGGGTCATCGTTTCTAAATTGTTTAACTAAAGCACCACCCAAAGCACCAACTCCTGCTGTAACTGCAAATGTTTTTCCTTTGCCTGCAAATTTTAAAACAGCTGTTGCTGCATTTTTAACTTTACCTAATGCTGCTGATGTTGGTTTAAGTTCTTGTAGTTTAGTGGCCGAACCTACTGGATCTTTTATAATAGCTTCAGCACAAGTTGCTGATATACCGCCTGTTTTAAATTGTAAAATTTTTTGACATCCTGATGGAGCATTTTCTACTGCTTTAAGTAAATTTGCAATTCTTACATCACTTACTCCAGTACGTTTAGCAAAACCCTCTGCAGTAAGTAAATTACCACCAGCTCCACGTTTAGAAAAAACATCACTATAACCTTTTCCTTTTTCAACGAATTTACTAAAATCAAAACTCTTACCTAGTTTATCTACTGGGGTTACACTTGCAGTAAGAGAAACTTTTTTTGGTGTAAAATCAAAATTAACTTTTTCAACAATGCCTTTATCTACAGAACCTGACGTTAAATAATTTAAAAAAGATTTTCTATTATTCATTAAAGTTTTAATTTCTTCTTTTCTGATTACACTTGTGTTTGGTTTATTGTATTCCGCTGCTAATCTTTTAATAGGAGCATCGAATGCTGCTTTTTTAAATAAATTTAAATCTCCTTTAACTAAACTATCTACTTTTAAAATATCCTCTGCTTTACCGTAAATAACCGATAAAGGGTGTTCTGCATTTCCTGGTAACTTTGTAAATATTCCACCTGTTCCAAAAAAATTATCTGCTGCCTTATATAATCTATTGGCTCTATTAATTTCGCCTTTTTCTTTTAAAATATCTCCAGCTCTAATTAATCTATTATAGTTTGTATTAAAACTAATTGATTGAGAAAGTGCTTTCTTTAACCAAGGTGCTCGTTCACCAACTTTAATTCCATAGGATCTAGTTGAAGAGCCGTCTGCGTTAGTTGAAACAGAACCATTTCTTTTAAGTTGAGTTAATTGATTTACTCTGTGACCAAACAGAGCCGGTGTAAAATACTTTCCTTTTTTAAATGCTTTATCAAATTTTGACTCAACTTGTTTTACATTAAGTTTAGTATCGTTATTTAAATTATCTAAAAATCTTAGTTGAGTTTCTTTTACTTGAGTTCTGTCTCCTCTAGCTTTAGGGGACCAGTTCTTTACTTCAACAAGTGATCTGGCTTTTTTATTATCTATGCCATCAACATCAAACTTACCTTCTTTCCATTCTTTAAAAGATTTATTAATTTGTTCAAATCTTCCATCCGAGCTTTTATATTTTACTAACTCTTTTGCAAGTTTTTCATTTCCATCAAACTCATTGTTTTTGTCAAGATAGTTTAAGAAACTTTTTACAACATCCTCTCTTCTAGTTTTTGTTGCAAATCCAGCTAGTGCTTTAACTTTTGGATTTTTTAAAGTTTTATTGTAAAATTTTTCAGCAGCTTTTTTAGCATTAGCTCTGCCCCCATATAAAGAAAATGCAAAATTCTGTTGTATCCTTTCATTGTTAGGTAAATTAAAATTAACAACAAAAGCTGTGTCTTGTCCTGTTCTAAAATTTTTACCAACTACAATACTTCCAATTTTGGCCATTACATCTCCAAGATTCTTGCTAAGCCACCTTTAGCAAACATAGGTGTAAACCCTTCAGGTCTAATTTTTTTAATAAATTCAAAAACTCTTTCTGATATAATATTAATATCATCAAAAGGAGATTGTTGTATAACTTCATCTATTTGATCTAACTCTTTTCTTGTAAAATTACCTACGTTTGTAAATACTGTTAACGGGTCAGGAAAATTAGATCCACCTCTACCTAGATCTTTAGACAAGCTAATACTCTCTAATGTTTCAGGGGGTAACATAAACTCGTCAGGATTATTTTTTATAAGTTGTCTAACTATGGCTCTTCGTGCACCTTCTGCTGCAACACTGTCACCAAAGTCAGCCGCACCCATTCTAGCAAAGTCAGCTTCTGCAGCTTTCTTCTCAACTCTTTCAATATCATCAACAGCTGCTTTTACATTAAACGGTGCTTTAAGTTTTGTTTTTAAAGTATCAATGCCTTCACCAATTCTATCTGTAATACTCATGTCTTTAGTTCTTAAAGACTCTAAGCCTTCTTTGTTAATGTTCCTTTTTCCTGTTTTAAGGTCAATGATATTCATCGGTCCAGGAGGCGGGTTAAAAGTTCTATCGATCTTTAAAAGATTGTTGTACATTGTATTAAGTTGAACATCGTTAAGCTTACCAGCTGTTACAAAGCCAGCATCTTGTTCTATAACTTTTACTAAATCATTTTTAGTAAAACCAAGTTCTAGGAAATCATCATTAATTTTGCCAGAAAAGGTTGTGCCTTTCATTGCCCGGTCCCCGGTTCCTAAGAAGTTAATATTGGATTTAGTTCCCATGAACTTACTAGGGTTAGCACCTAGCTTTTGAGCTAGTCCGATAATACCGTCGATTAAAAATTTTCTATTAGCCATAGTACTTCAAGTTACCCTTCACGATAGGTTCAGGTTTATAGTCTTCAGGATGAGGAACCAAACCACCTTGTCTAATTCTCATCAAAGCCTGAGTCATAGAATCCACATAGTCATCGTGATCGCCATGCGGAAACGCTGCACACTCTTCGACAACTTCTTGTGCAAAGTGTTCGTGCATCGGGGCCCATACTTTACCGGCTTCAAATAACGGCGAAATAGAGGCAACTCTCACGTGTTTATCATTTCCTTTGCTTGGTGTAAAGTTAACAACTGGTATACCGATCCGTCTTAATTCGTGAGTCAGAGGTATCCCTGATGCCTTGGCCTCGATTACAACCATGTCAGGACGGTGATCTAAATACTCTTGATGAGCCAAGCGCCTTAGTTCGGGGAACTCGTACCTGTCTTTAAACGCATTTAGTAGTATTATATTCTGTCCATTATCATCTGTTTCAAACACACCCCAGGTGGTTATGGCTGAAAAGTCAGAAGATGTTTTCTTTAAAAATGCTGTATCGTAAGATTGTACTGTATATAAAATGTTTGGTGGGTATTTGTGTTCCCAGTTCATCCACCACTCTCGTTTGATAATGGCACCCTCTTCGGCAGTCGGTTGCTGCATATATTGGGCATTCCAGTTTGCAACGGGGATCGAGGCTTTTGTTTTTTCTAGTTCCTTGATATCCCAATACTCTGGCCACACAGGTTTATCGTTAGGAAGTATTGCTGGTAATTCTACGATATCCCAAGTATCACCATCTTCATTTGCCATTTCTTGAATTAATCTGCCTGTCAAATCTTTTGTAGACCAACGAGTCATAACCAAAACAATTTTACCGCCAGGTTGCAAACGCTGTCTAGGTCCTGACATGTACCAGTTCCATGCTTTGTCAAAAGCAGAACCATCGCCTTTTAAATCTTGTTCTTTGTGTGGGTCATCAATAATTAATAGATCTGCACCCCGTCCAGTTATGGCACCACCAACACCGGCTGCGAAGTATTCTCCGCCTTGTTCGGTTTTCCATTTTCCTGCTGCCTGAGAATCTTCTTGTAGTCTAGTGTCAAACATCTCATGGTATTTTTCATCATCAACTAAGTTCTTAGTTTTTCTTCCAAAGTCAATTGCAAGATCTGCTGTGTGAGTTGCTTGTATAATTTTTAAATTAGGATTTTTACCTATCATCCAAGCTGGTAAAAAGTAGGATGCAAATTCTGATTTTGTATGACGTGGTGGCATGTTAACTATCAGACGATTTATTTTACCTGTAGCCAGGTCATTAAACTTTTGTCCTATGTCTCTATGATGTTTGCCCTCGATGAAATCTGGCCACATATACTTCACAAAATTTAGGAAGTCATACGTAACCAATTTTTGCATATTTTTTAACTCACCGTCTAGTTGTAAGTCTGCATACTCTTGAGCCTCGTTTTCTGGTAAATTTTTTATAATATTTTTTGGATCTGACATTTGTAAAACTGTTTTCAAATTACCCTACCATGACCGTCTTTATTAAGCAATATAGGGTAGACTTGGGACCCCTACTTTGCAAATAGGGGGTGGGCCCGCCCGTATTTTCAAGCAAGTTGCAACCTGCAGTGGTACCTCTATGGGGTGGGCCCGCCCAAAGGATCGGGCATTGCCCGACCCATTTTGGTCATAGAGTCTAGGATAATCCTTGACTTTAATCTAACAAAGTCATATAGGCTTTCGCATTATTTTTGCGAAAGTAATCCAACCCCTTTCGTACTATGTCCCATAACTTTGAACCACCATAACCCAACTGCTTATCCTCCATCGTTGCATCATACTCGTTCTTAATTATGCTATCGAATATCTCCGCCTCTTTTTTAGTTAGCAATTCACATTGACCCGTGAACCTATTATAACGAGGATATCCTTTTTTGTTGCTTTTGTTTTTTTCTACGACTTGTTCTATTGTAGGTATATCAACCATTGTATTGTCCTTTCATTAATCGTTAGTGTTATAAAATAGATCGTTGATAAACTTCTCTATTTCTTGATCCGACAACCCTTTTGCTTTGAGGTCGTCGTAGTGTTCTTCGTATGCTCTTTCGAACCACTCATCATTTACTTTGCAACTCATAACTCACCTCGATCCATTGACTTGGCGATATGGTTTGCCCTCTCTTGTTCCTCTTCATGACATGCATTGAAATAATCGTTATGCTCTTGCTCACAATCCATACAATGCTTGTCGCTATTGACTGCCCACTCATCATTTTTAGGTGTGCAACCACAGTCGATACATTTTCTCATATGTGTCCTTTCGTTGTTTATCATATGTGGGATAATATGTTATCCCACATAATTTGTCAACCTTTAATAATTCGCTGTGTTTCAACAACTGTCTCTTGTTGTGGTCGGTCATTGTCGTCCCTCGCACTCCAATTATAACGGACTCTCTCGCGAGATTTTTTCTCTACCTCGATCGAGGTTTCAAGAGGCTCGGTTCGGGGTTCAAGGGCAATGATACGTCGCGCGTGTTTATTCCAAAAATGAGTCTGACAGGATTGACTACAAAAATAATTATGAGACGCGTCTCGGTTATACCAATGGCTGTTGGTGTGTTGTTTTATTTTTCTAGTTCGCAAAACTTGCGAGCCTTGTCTGCCTCGTATTCTGTCAACAGTTCTTTGCTGATGACACTCAGGACCATGACACCAAAAATAGTTACTCATGTGTACCACCATATAATTATAGCGCCAATTCCAAACGCGATTATCATTTCTATATCCATTAACTCCATTTTATTAATACCTTTCCAGTTGCGTTCCTCCAACCATCTTCATCTAAATCCCAGTAGTTTAAAACTGGCTCACCTTTTTTAGATAAGTACGCACCTTTTTGACTAGGTGTTCCGTCAGGTTTATCAAACTGACCTTTCCTAGTTATTATTCTTTTATGTTTCTTTGCAAAGTAAGTGATATAAAAATTACTCATTGTCCTCCAATCTTCTTATCCTCCACTCTAATTGATCAATTATTTCTTTTAGAGTTCTGACATTGTCTTGAAGTCCACTAATTAATTTAAGTGTATCTCTATCTCTTTGTATGCTTTCTATTGCTTGTTCTGCGTTTAACATTTTGTCCTTTCTGTTATTGTGTGGGATAATAACATACCCCACACAATTTGTCAAGTGTTAATTCACACTTTCGTATTGCTTACGCAACGCGATTTTTTGTTCTCGCGTTTGTGTTTTATTTTTCATGCCTTTTATCATAGACGCAAGATTACTAGGATTGTAAATTGTCAAGCCAGTAGAATTAGTTCTAACTAATTCTGCCTCATCAACTTCTATTCCAAGTTCACTAGCAAGTTCGATACCCTCACTTAAATATCTATATGCTTTCAAACCAATCTTTAATTGATCTGTTTGCTTTGTGATACTGCTAATCCAAGTAGTATGAGTAGATACCACTTTCGCTTTCGCAACTCGCCATTGTTCAAACCTTTCATACTCGGCTTTGGTACAAGCGATTGCTCTTGATCTACAATGGCTAGTTCCAATAACGTCTAAATGAAATGGTTTATTCCAGTTTTCAGCAAGACCAGTTCCATTATCATTGGCATACGAACCTCGACCAATGAACCTGTTGTTCTCGTCTATGTGTTTGGTTTTATGTGGGTTGCTATCTTTCCCAAGTTGTTGAGGAATAATATCTGGGTTAAGACCTTTTTCTTTTAGTTCTTCTCTAAAGTATGCATGAGCAAACTGGTCTCGATCTTCACTATCACCATATTCCTCACCATTTAGATTACCATATATTCCAAAGTCAAAGTGGGAAGAAGTTTTTTTCTCTTTACCATCTTCATCAACATCTTCCATATGTGCAAAGTAAAAGCACTTGTCTTTTGCAACTACATCACACGGATCGCCATACTTCTTCTTAAACTTTCGTAGTGTGGCTACATCTTCGGTAGGGTATGATCTTTCTACCACTTGTCTTGCAAGTTCAAAAGCACTTTGCTGTTCGGCATTAAAGTTTTCTCTTGCCATCAGAAATGCTTGTCGTTCTTGCGTGTCCTCTTTTTCAAAGACATCTTTTATTCTACCAAATAATTTATTTCTATATTCGGTATTCATACGTATTTTTGACATTATGTCCTTTCTGTTAGTGTTATTAATAATCCCACATTATCCTCTTGACATTTGTTTGTCAAGTGTTATATTGAGTTAGGAATACAGGAGACTTAAAGTTATAAAGGTAAAACCCCCTGTAGTCCTTTCGGGTCAATGTGGACTGGGATTAAGCCTCCATCCACCTTGAGCCCTGACCTGTTATTTGTGTACGATACAGTTTGCAAGCTGGTAACAGGTCTGGGGTCAAGATTGATTACAGCAAGGCGGACGCGTTCGCCCCTGTAATCTGAGACCAAACTTGAGCCCTGATCTCTCCGCCTGGATGTAAACGCGCGCAGGTACGAAGGAGAGATCTGGGGTCAAGCACATAGTTAATTACTATTAGGCCCTGGTGCACCGGTAAACAATTGCCGCTGGGCCTCAGCGTACTTGGCCTGGTCCTACTCTCTTTGTGAGCAAGCTTCGGCCTATCACAAATGACAAGTAGGACCAAGCAACAAGCTTCAAGCAGGGTGGGCCCGCCCTATAATGTACAAGGGTCCAAGAATAAAAAGTTGACAAGCAGCTCAGGCTAGGATAGTCTGGGACCATTAACAGAAAGGAAAAAAATGAGTGCAATTAGAAAGAGTGAGACATGTGAAGAGCAGCTTCGCAGGATGTGTAAGAACATTGCGGACAGCATCACTAACCCGGATCCAAAGTTTATTGGACCTGAAGACGAGGAACCCAGGCAGGAGACAGCCAGCGACTGGATGGAAGGGACCTACGACATTCGTTACATCGTGGACAGGGAGAAGCGTTACTACAGTGCAGAGCTGCTGGTAGCAGGTGGTGGCCCGACTATATGGGTAAGCCTGAATGAGATGATGGTCCAGGGCTATTGGGGTTCCGACCGTGTGAATGAACCATTCATAGACAACTTAGGACTAGATGATTATTGCGAAGAGATGTATGGCTGCTCCTAGAAAGTACGAACATATCATAACCAAGATCCACAACGCCTGGTGCCGGGACAACGGTTATCCGGAGCGCAAGCCTTCAAGCAGAGTGCATATGGCCGGTAGGCCCAGGGCACAAGGTTCAAGCTTCAAGCCTTCCCTCACAAGATCCAAGATCCGAGAACCAGAGTACAAGCGATAGGATCCAAGCCCAAGGGAGCAAGCAACAAGCACAAAGGTACAAGCAGGGTGTTTCATGTGAAATGAAATCTGATGAGGGGAAAGCCTCACAGACTTACCTTTTGTTACCTTAAGCTCAAGCGTGAAAAAGGTTCCTTTTTTATTTTGGCACAAACAATCTGGGGTGCCAAGTAATGCACGATTCTCAATACGAATAAACGAAATTGTACTAAAATTTTTCTTTAGTTTTTTATATAGGTTTGACTCTTTCACGGGTGGTCTGAGGTGTGGGTAATGAGGCTATAATTTTTTAATAACATCACCCATAACAAGCGTAGGTTTTTCTGCTCTTAGAACTAATCTATGTGTCTCGCGTGTACCCAAAATTTTATTCTCCAACAACATCATAGCTGTTAGGTCATACATCTCGCCATTAGGTAATTCTATTTGAACCCTTGCATGTTGACATACTGGGGACTTCATGAACTTATCCAACGCCATTCTTAATTGCTTTCCGCTTACCATTCTGACTTGTAATATACTATATATGGGATATATTGCAAGTATGAGCGAATATGAAAAGGCTAGTAAATACAGCCCAATACCCAAAGATAAATATGGACTGCAGGAGTTAACACAAATGCAACGTGCATTCTGTGAGTACCTGGTCATGAACGAGGGTAGATGTACAAACAAAGACGCAGCCTTGCACGCTGGATACAGCCCAAAGAGAGCATCAGTAGAAGCATCAGAACTCATGAAGTTACCTCATGTTCAGGCCTATCTGACTAGACGTATGAACGAGGTAAACAAAGCCTTTGTGGTTAACAGGGCTAACTTTGTTAAGCGTCAAATAAATATATCACATAAACTAGAGAAAGAGGGTAAGACTGAAAAGACTGCCGCATTCGAAGCCATGATAGGTAAAGCCATGGGTATATTCATAGACAGAAAAGAGATTGTAACGAGAGACCTGACAGCGGAAGATAAATTGAAACGTATGGAAGAACTACGTAAGCAGGCCGAGAAGATGAAAA